CACTCCTTAATCTTCAAGCTGACATGTATATGCCTGTGCATTTGCAACATCTGCTGCCGATATTGTCAGTGTTTTAGCTGTTGCAATTGCTGTGTCGCTTCCCGTTTTATACCATTTGATTGAGCCAAGTGATCCACAAACTCCTGCATCTGTAATGCTCTGCTCTACCGAGCCTTTCCAGACATGGGCTGTAAGCACTGTCGAACCGGAATTGTTTTTAAATACTGTTCCATTAGATGAAGTGATTGTCAAACTGATCGCATCTGCTCCCGCCGCACCTGTGGAGCCCTGTTTTGCCACGCTATACTGCGGATTAGAGGTAGATCCATTTGTATAAGTAAATACCGTCTTCGTCCAAAGATAGTTTCCGGCCGCTACCGATGGTGGTGTGGACTGCCATCCACTGGTCGGTGCAGATGTATTAGATGAAGATGAAGCATAACTAATTTCTGCTTTTGAAACACCATTGCCTGTAGCTCCAGTATTTCCTTTGTCACCCTGAATACCTTTAATGTTTCCGGTATAAACCCATTTAGCAGCAGACGCGGCACCTGCAACTGTACACTTATAGGTATTACCAGTAGATGTATTGAGATACATATCATTAACCCGGGCATTTGCTACACCTGATCCAGAGAAAATTGTCGCAGTCGTTGATGTTCCTGTAATGCCCGTACCTGAATACCATTGGGAACCTGTTGTTCCGGTTGCACCTGTAGAGCCCTGCTTTGCTACACTATAGCTTACAGAAGTCGTATTGTCTGTATAGGTAGTTGTAACTCTTGTCCATAAATACTGCCCCTGCGTTACCGGCGGAATAGTTGTGGACCATCCACTTGTCGGAACTGTTGTATTAGAAGCAGATCCTACATATTCCGCCACCGGCTCACCCTTAATGCCTCTTCCGGCTGCGCCTGTTGCACCTGTCTTCGCAACTGCAAACGAAAACTTCTTATTTACCGTAATACCGTCTAC